ACAGAGCTAGATAGATTGGTTGCTATTGCTGCTGACCTTGAGGATCAGGCTAATCGTGCATTGCAACTTACAGATTTTGATGCTGCGGTGTCACTCGTCCTCCCCGATGTCGACACTCGTAAAGGAAAGACGCTCGCTTTCAATGCATCAAGTGGCGCAGTAGAGGCAGGGCCAAGTATTACCGACGTACAAACTGTTTCTGCTGCGTCTGCTGACATAGCATTACTTGCTGATATACAAGATGGTACTACAGCAACTAATGCAATTACAAATGTAGCAAGCAATATAACAAACATTAATACTGTTGGGAATATATCTACAAACGTAACAACGGTTGCAGGTATAAGTTCTGATGTAACAACAGTAGCAGGAATATCATCTAATGTTACTACTGTTGCAGGAGATACTACGCACATACAAGCATTGGGTCCAGTAAGTGCAAACATAACTACCGTTGCAGGATCTATTACAAACGTAAATACAGTAGCTACTAACATTGCTAGTGTTAATTCTGTTGCCGCAAGCATAGCAAATGTAAATGTTGTTGCATCTTCTGAAATAGATACTGTTGCAACAAATATAACAAATGTTAACACTGTTGGTAATAATATTACTAATGTAAATACAGTAGCTTCTAATAATGCGAATATTACTGCTGTTGCAGCCGATGCTTCTGACATTGGAGTTGTTGCAACTAATATATCAAACGTAAATGCTGTTGGTGGGATTACAGCAAATGTTACTACAGTAGCAGGAATAGCAAGTGATGTAACAAGCGTTGCAGGTTTGAGTTCTAATATTCAAACAATTGCAAATAGTGCAGCTACTCAAAATATTAATACTGTTGCCGCAGATTTAACAGGATCTAATAATATTGGAACTGTTGCAGGATCTATTACTAATGTTAATAATGTTGGCGGTAGTATTACAAATGTAAATACAGTTGCTAACAATTTGACTTCTGTAAACGCATTTGGAAATCAATATATAATTAGTAATACAGCACCAAGTAATCCAAATTTAGGATTGTTATGGTTTGATTCTGCTACTGGCGTAAACACTATGAAGGTTTACAATGGTCAGAGTTTTCAAAATGCAGGATCAAGTGTAAACGGTACATCAGAGAGATTTGAATATGTCGTAGGAACAAACTCAGGCTCTTATACTGGATCTACTACTACATTCCCATGCGTTTATGATGCAGGATTTGTAGATGTATATCTTAATGGTGTAAAACTTGCTGCTTCTGATATTACAGCAACAAACGGAAGTACCGTAGTTTTAAATGTAGCAGCTAATACTGGCGATTCGGTGGCTATCGTTGGTTTTGGAACTTTTGTTTTATCAAGCCACTATAATAAAACTCAAACAGATGCCCTTCTCGATGATGTTGAGGCACTAGCATTAGCAGGACTTTAACATGACAATAAATACTACAACATTAAAAGCTAATCTTACTACTAAGATTAACAATACTAGCGGCACTACAGATGCCAAAGAGTTTTTACTTCTGGGCAAAGCTGTTGAGGCTGTAGCAAACACAGGAATAGGTTCTGGCGATGTAGACTTTGGTAGCTACAAGATAACCTATTCTAATAATTACGCTACTCTAAACGACCTTCCAAACGCTTCTATATACCATGGAATGTTTGCCCACGTACATGCAGAGGCGGCAGGGTATTACTCACACGCAGGTGCATGGTACAAACTGGTTAATTACGACACCTCTGGTAATCTTACTATTAGTGGCAACCTTACAGTTAATGGTACAACAACAACTATTAACTCTACGACATTAGATGTTGATGACCTAAATATTACAGTTGCCAA